TAAACACTTGGGGGTCTCTTCTTGAGCCCCTGAGATACCGTGGAGATTCCATTCTCTTGGTTTTCCCCTTGGGTATTCAACCGGAGGGAATATGGTTGTTGAGAAACACCATTAATAAAACTAGGTAATGACGAAGATATTAATCCCATGGTTACCTCTGTAGTGTGCGAGCAACGGTGTAGCTACCATTCAACATGTTGTAGTCAGCATTACGGGTGTCGTAGCGCATGAGTGCAATTCGTGCTCGGACCTCATCCTTCTCAGTAAATGACTGAAGGAGCTCTGATCCAACTACTCGATTCTGGAACACACGAGCAGCACGAATAGTGATGTAGTACTTAGCTGCTTGTGGGAGCTCTTCAAAAGCGAAGAGGACTAAGCAATCCAGTTTGACTGGAGTTGTAAATTTGTATGTATGGTTCTTTAGGTCATACAAGCGTGTACCCCGGACAGCAACATCTACATCCCGATCTACTGCATCGGCTTGGATGATAGTAGGTGGGACTGTAATCTCACTGTCTTTATTAGGGAGGAATGACCAGTCGTATTCAGTATTGAATTGCCAACCTTCCGTTAATACTGCTACTGCATTCTCATTCAAGATTTGACGGGCAGTTACAGCATCAATAACTCCTGAGGTTTCCTCAAGGGAATTAATGGGGGACTCGCCAATGGTTCCTAGCATTATGTTAATTGCTTGAAGTTCGTTAGTTACGGTTAGCATTGGGCTTCCTAAAAATGTAAAAAAAAGCCACCTCCGGTTAGGGAAGTGGCTTAAGGGTAAAACTAGATTACTTTGCTGGAGCAGCAGTTGACAATTCAACAGAAGCAGCAGGACGGAGAACACCGTGACCCATTGCATACTTAGCTACCATCAATGTACCTTGACGGCGAATGTCGTACTCAGATTCCATTGAGAGGTCTAACAACTTGACAGTACCAACAGCCATCTTGTGTGCTACTACACCAAAGGTTGTAGTTGCATCAACAGCGTATTTGCCACCAGTACCTGCCAAAGGCAAGTCAGTAGATAATACTTCTTTGCCGTAAGGAGCATGAGTGGTCTTAACAATGTTAATACCAGCCACCTTCATTACATTGGCTTCAGAGTACTTACCAACACCATTCCACAATGTGTTCATGATCTTGGTGTTCTGTGCCAACAAGTAGTAGGCAGCAGGGTTCAAGAATGCATAGCGATCTTCGGAAGGAATGTGCTTCTCATCCAGAGTCTGTGCAGCTTGGAAGAGTGCAGCAATCAATGCCTCACCTGTGTCATCAGTCAAACCTTCAGCAGCAACAATATTGCCACCACCGTCTTCACCAGTTACAGGAGAGCCATCACGGGCTGCCTGAATCAGGAGAGAAAGAATGTGTTTGTCATAGGTGTAAGCCAATGCACGACCAATTTCAGTCGAGTAGATTGAGCGAACATCGTAGTGGTTCTTAGCTTCATCAATGTTTGCGATGAATGCGTTGCTAATCAAGAGGTCATCAATAGTGATTACACGCTCATTAGCTGGTACTTTACCGCCGGTGATTTCAGCACCGGGTACATGGTACTCAGCACCAATCTTACCTGTGATAGGGAACTGGGCGGACTTACCATTGCTGATGGAGCGAACCATGTGCTTATCAGCAGTTACGTTTGTTTCTTCAAAGGCTGTTAATACTTCACCAGCGAATACTTTAAGGAAGAGTGCATCAACATCACCAGCACTATTAATTTGTCCCAAGCGGGACGGAGTTGCGTTTGCCATTTTGTGTGGGCTTTCATATAGAGTTAAAAAGGAAAAAACTAAGCTCCTCTTATTTCTCCAAAACACTGAACCTCAGAATTGTCCAACCGCAGTCGGGTAAAGGGTGTGATTCAGGATAAGACTTGCACCACCTCTAAGAGTAGAAGTGTGGTGGAACTCAGGGCAGGAATTGAACCCGCATTTCAGCCCAAGGGAGGAAGGCTGGTCTTACGTTTAGAGGACCTGAGTGTAGTTACCTGTTTTTTAGTGATCAACTAAAGGTACAGGTAAAACCTAAAGGCACTCTCGGGCTTCCCAAGAGGCTCCCGCTTACAAGACGTTAGATCTTGATAAACGGTTAATTACGCTTTGACGATACGCTGGATCAGCTTTGTATCGTGGATCCTTCATAGCAGTAGTCATCTCTGCTCGGGATTGGAATGCATCACCCTGACCACCACTGGAGTTCCCCTGTAGTAATCTTGGTTCACGACCATTAGCTGATTCATAGCGAGACTTAAGTCCAGCCACAGCTAACTTTGCTGCCTCAGGATTAGCTGAAGAGACTGACATATTGAATGCATCAATCTCTGCAGGTGTCATTGTGGCTTTCGCCCACTCCACCATATCACCATAAGCCTGATTACCACCAACGGAATCCTTTAGGGATACCTCGTACATACTTGCACGAGCCCGTTGTCCTTCAATGTAGTTATCTACAATGTTCTTATCAAATCCTGCACTTGCTAATTTTGCATAGGAGGCTTCTGATAGTTCGCCTGTTGTATCGAACTCATTTGTGAATGAGCTCATATCTAATCCCTGTTGGGACAAGGCAGCATCTGCTTGTTGGGTAGTAGCTTGATCCGCTGCTGGTGCAGCCTGTGGTTGGTTCGATTGTGAACCTAATTTGCTTTCCAACGAGGCATATGCTTTTGCCATGTCTTCAGGGGATTTAAACTTTTCCGGCAGCCATGCTGGTCGGTCTGCTTGTTGTTGCAGATTATCGCCAGAATCCGGTGAATTGATTCCTTCTGCCTTCTCAATCATCTTCTGATTGTGATCGGCTGGAGCATCCATATTTGTTTCTGCTGTTTGTACTACTACGGTGTCAACCATGTAATCCTTTAATAACTATAGACCACATTACCGTTGGCATAAATTCGAATAACTCGTGCCTGTGGTTGTGGTTCGAATTTAATCTTCTCAGCTCCGGCACCAATGTACGCAATGATTTGGTTAGAAGGAGGAGGAGCGTTTAACTCCTCTTCCGTCACTAACTTATCAATTGGTTCACTCTGCACTGGCTCTGGATTGCATTGCTTCTTTCGTGCCATCTGCCATTCCTTGTTTAACAAGTCCACCAGCCTGATTAATAGCTGGGGCTAAGCCCTGCTCCATCATCATTTGTTGCTGTTGTGCTTGTGCAGCTGCCTGTTGTTCCTGTTGAATCTGCTCGTCAGACTTCACTAAACCTTTGGTATCAATACCGAGAGCTGTACCAACACGGGTAATAGCATCACTAGGGTTAATGTAAGTCATCATCGCTTCAGGTCCTAAGGTAGAACTAATAGTCTGTAGGAATTGTTGAAGTTTATTCAAGTCATTACCACGACCAAGTGCTTCCATACCTGTAACGATAACTGGGTTAACAGTACCTTTAGGTAACACAGGTAGTTTCTTTTGTCTCTCCATTGAGAACATTAATCTGTTCACAATAGGAAGTTGTAGTTCCTGAGATAGGATAGAGTAAATACCACCTAAAGCAGCTTCTAGTTCATTAGCCATGTAACGAATCTCTTCGGCTGTTACTCGCTCACCACTACGTTGAATAGCAGAGTTAAGCAAGAACGCATAAGATAATCGTTCATTAATGGAGTTAATTGTTTCTAGAGCGACTCTATAGTCGTTGTACTTATCTAGGCCTAATACTGAAACATCGGTTTCTAGACCCTCAATGATGTCACCGTTCTCAGACTCTTTCAAATCACGAGCACTGGTGGTGCCATTAGGGTTCACGAGGAACACTGTCTTAGCTGCGATTGCAGAACCTTCGACAATTGCTTGGGATAAACCGTCAAGTGACTTAATGTCACCTAGGTATTCCTCAACATAACCTCGACCATAATCCTCGCCATCCACTCTCGTGAAGCGAACTGGGATCCATGGTGTCTTATCTTTTGGGTAAGTACCAAATGAGCCGGGTATCTGTTTACCCTTAGCTTCTTGATACACTTCCCACTTGTTACCCTCAAGGTAAACGTGTGTGTAAATCTTTACAGTCTTGTTACGATCTAGATTATTACGATCAAGATCAATCTCTTTACTGTTTTTATCTTTGTCTGCATCCGTGTCAAACCCAAGGAATGCCTGAGTTTCTGGATCCAAAGTAGCTGGAGATACCATCTCTTCTACTACGATATCTAGGACATTGCCATAGACATCTCTCTGTACTACGTAGCGATCCAAGTGGAACACCCTGATACCACCAGAGTCTGGTAGGTATAGTAGGCAGTTTCCTGTAGTCACTAGGTGCTTAACACCTTCGAACACTCCGACCCTAATGGCCCCTGCTTCAATCTCGTATTGAACAGCTCGTTCAATTTTGGCAAGACCTTCTTCTACTTGAGCTCTCATACCCTCTTGCTTTGTCAGCTGTTCGAGTGTGAAGTCATCAATTTGAAGTTTGAAGAATGGGGAGTTAGGTGGGAAGAGAGCAAGCAATAGCTTTGATGAAAGGTTATTAACCCCTCGTGCTCCCATTCCCTGCCATGGTGTTGGATAATTTATCGCACCACTGTCATCCGTTTGTGTTGGCTTAATCAAAGTAGGGAGAGTGTATTTAGCACAATCCCTAGCTCTCATTAAGAATGGACTACGTCTGGATTCTAACTTGGAGTACAGGGAAGCAGCAGAGTTATGTACCGCATTCTTCTTGTCTTCCATTGAATTCCTTAGCTAGGTATATTGACACCACCGGTTGATCCACCTGATGAATCCGTATTTGATGTCTTATCAATACGCAGACTTGAGCGACCCTTTTGCTTCTTTAGCTTTGCAGCATCAGAAGTTGGGCTGTCCTCAGCTGGAGCCATAGGAACGGCTGGTGCTGGGGGTGCTGGTGGTGGGGCTGGTGGTGCTGGTGGTGGAC